AAACATTATAAAGAATTTTTTAGAACCAATTATATGAAAAAAGTATCGATAGTAATACCAGTGGTTAATCTCTGGTTTCAGTACACAAAGCCGTGTATTAACTCGTTAGAAATTGCTATGACACCTCTTGACGAATGGAGAATTTTGTTGATTGATAATGGCTCTACTGATGAGACGTTTATGAAGGCACAGGAAGAGAAGAATAGATTAGAAAATTTAGAGATAGTAAGGTTTGACGATAAGCGTTCATTATCATTTGCGTGGAATTACGGAATTAAGGATAGTTTAAGAAGAGGTTATGAGTATGTTTTTGTGATAAATAACGATGTATTGTTTCACAACAGAGCCGTTATAGAGCTTGTAGAAAGAATGAATAAAAAGGATGTTTTATTGGCAAGCTGTTTAGATGTAAGAGAAGAGTGTATTGTGCCAGAAGATATAAACGATATGCCCGACAAGAAAGATGTTCCAGAGTCAGAGCATCCGAATTTTTCTGCTTTTATGGTTGACCGTAGATTGATTGATGTTGTAGGAGAGTTTGATCAAGGATTTGATCCTGCTTATTTTGAAGACAACGATATGCATTACAGAATTAAATTGGCGAATGAAAAAGCTATTTGTTATCCTCCAGCTATGTTTTATCATTTTGGTTCAAGGACGCAAAATCAAGATGGTTTTCCGGCAGGTATGGTTGATGGAGAAAAATTTGAAAGATGTCGTTCGTACTACAGACAAAAGTGGGGAGGTGATCCCGGCTTTGAAAAATTTACTAATCCGTTTAATGATCCGTCTAGAAATTTTAGATGGGTAAAACAATATGATGTTGTTTAAAAAGAAGAAGTCAAATAATTTATTAAAAAATGTAGAAAAAAGTAGCCAGAGCAAGATAGTCAACGACAGCAACAAAAAAGATAAAAAAATAAAACTTTTAGTTTATGGAGACTCACCGACTTGTGCTACAGGCTTTGCTCAGGTTTTGAAAAATGTAATCCGTGTTTTGTATGATACTGGAAAATACGATATTGATTGGCTTGCTATAAATTTTGATGGGAATTATTACGATAGAAATGAATTTCCTTATAAATTGTATCCAGCTTTTAATCCGTTGATACCAGATCCAGCTTATCAGGATTTATATGGAAGGCAGAAACTTCTTGATATGCTTGGAACTGGTAAATATGATTTGCTTTTTACTCTTCAGGATGCGTTTATTATGGTTCCGCTTGGAGAAAAGATTGTAGAAACGAACCAAGCCCTGCCCGCAGATAAAAAGTTCAGATGGATTTATTATTTCCCGATTGACGCTACACCGTCTAAATCGTGGATTGACAATAGTGTTCTTTTAGCTGATTATCCTGTTGCTTATACGAAATATGGATATGATGAGTGTTTGAAGATTTATAAAGTAGATGAAGATAGTAAGTTAACAGATGAAAAAAGAGAAGAGAATAAAAGAAAATTTGCTCTGCTGTCAGCAAAACTGAATGTTATTTATCACGGAGTGAACTTGAAAGATTTTTATCCGATTGAAGACAAAAAGAAGGTTAGAGAATTAAGACAGAATTTCTTTGGAAAGAAAAATGTTGATAAATTTATTTTTATGAATTTGAACAGAAATCAGCCAAGAAAAGATTTGTTTAGAAGTATGTTAGCATTTAAGAAGTTGCTTGACAGAAGGAGAGCAAAAGGAAAAGATGATGTATATTTTTACTTTCATTGCCAGTATAAAGATGTAGGTCTTAACCTGATAGAAGCAAGCAAGCAATTACAACTTGTTCAAGGAGATGAGTGGGGATTTCCAAATCCTAGAATATTTGGTGCCAACAAAGGATTTCCTATTTCTGTGGTTAATGAATTGTATAATTCCGTTGATTGTGTTGTTTCTACTACGCTCGGTGAAGGTTGGGGATTGTCTACCGTAGAAGCAATGGCTGCCAAAAAACTGATTGTAATGCCAAATAATACTTCTTTGCCAGAAATTATAGGAAGTAATGAAAGAGGTATACTTGTTAAGACAAGCGATTATACCGTTCTTGCAAATGATAATGATAGAGTTAGACCAGTTACTGATGTTGATGACCTTGTTGATAAAATGGAGTGGGCTATAGAGAACAAAAACAAAACTGCAAAAATCGCAGAGAAAGCATATAAGTGGGTAAAAGAACTGTCTTGGGGTGGAAGGTTAATAGGCGATAAATGGAAACTGCTTTTTGATAAAGGCTACGAACAGGTCATTATAGATAGACAGATTGCCAAAAAAGAAGAAGGAGTAGATTTTAGTAAATTAGGCAGAAATTCTATTTGTCCTGTTTGTGGTATTAAGTTTAAAAAGTGTATTCATTATGAAAATAAAAAATCTATTTATTTCGATATTCCGATTAAAAAAGAAAGATAAACTTTTCTGTAATAAAGGAAAAAAGATTTGTAGCGTATGCGGAAAGCCTTGGAAATATAAGCTAGAGGGTGGTTACAGACCAGACGGAACTAGATGGTGTAGACACGATAATGGCGGTGGCATCGGACTTCATTTTACTAATTACGAAAAGAAGATGATAAGTAAATTGCCAAAAGGAAAAGTTGCCGTTAAAGGAAATGACGGCGTAGTAAGAATTTGTGATGTAGTAAAAAATGATAACAGAAGAAAGCAAAATTGAAATACAAGACTGGAGATGTCCAGTTTGCAATAGACGATTAGCTCTTTCTGTAGGAAAATCTATTCTAGAAGTAGAAACAAAAAATGGACAGTTTATTGTTACTGATAGCTTGTCGAGAGAGGCAAGATGTAAATGCGGTGTTATAACTACTGTATCAGGATGTTTAACCGTGGTTACGTTGAGTTATCCACAGTTAAAAGCTTGACAAGCAGTTTTATTTATGTATATACTAAAAGTAGTAAGTATTGAACCTGCTTTTTTTTCGACCTTTGGAGCAGGCGACTGCACGACAGCTTCATTACTTGCTAATATGTTGACTCACAAGTGTGATGTGAGTGAATTGTATTAGTAAAGAAGCTGTCTTTTTCTATGTCTAATTTTCTAGTCAGTTTTATTAAAAAGAAATTTGTTGAGCCAGCATTGGAGCCGTTAAAAACAGAAATCAAAAAGAAAGATGAAATTATAAAGACTCAACAAGATAGAATTGAGGGGATGCCGAGGCTTTTCGAATCCCCAAATACTTATAATTTAGTTCCCCAGTTTAAAAGAAAATTTAAAGGTGCTGTTGATTTTAAAACTTTGAGGCAGTTATCAGAAAGGTATGATGTTGCAAGGGCTTGTATAAACAGACGTAAAAGACAGGTACAAAAAACTGATTGGCATATTATTCCATCTGATCCAAAGACAAAACCAGAAAGTGTAAAGAAGAAGATTGACGAAGTTACTACGTTCTTTCAAAATCCTTGCGGAGTTAATTCAAGATTTAGAAGGTTTGTTGATAGAATAGTAGAAGATTTACTAGTTCTTGATGCAGTAGCAATTTGGAAAGAAGTATCAAGAGGTGGAAAACTTTTAAAACTTGTAAACGTGGATGCTGCGACTATTAGACTAAAAATAAACGAAGATGGAAGTACTCCAGAGCCGCCAGAGCCTGCTTATGAGCAGGTAATAAACGGAGAAGTTGTTGCAAGATTTACTACTGACGAATTGATTTACGATATGATGAATCCAAGAACGAATACTCCTTACGGGCTGTCTCCTATTGAAAGTTTAATACTTGGAATAGATGCCGCTTTACGTTCTCAGCTTTATAATTTAAGTATGTTGACAGAAGGAAATGTTCCTGAAGGATTTTTTAGCCTGCCGGAGACTTGGAGCCCAGAGCAAATTCGGGAGTTTCAAACTTGGTTTGATGCTCAACTAGCAGGTAATCCAAAGTTCCAGCAAAGAATTAAATTTATGCCCGGCGGAAAAGGAGTCGGACTTATACAGACAAAGAAACCAGAAGATATGAAGTATATGGAATATGAACTGTTTCTATTGAAGAAGACTTGTGCTTTGTTTGATGTTCAACCGCAAGAAATAGGATTTACGATGGATGTTAACAAAGCTACTGGAGAAGTTCAGCAAGAAATTCAATTAAGAACTGGACTTGAACCGTTGTTGAATGTTCTAAAAGAAATTTTTGATAACGTAATAGCAAATGATATTGGTTTGCCAGAATTAGAGTGGGAATGGGTAGGGCTTGACAGGAAGGACGAATTAAGAGACGCAGAGAAAACTAAATTGCTTGCTCCGTTAGGATTTATAGGAGGTGATGAGTGGAGGCAACAGAATGATCTTGAGCCAATAGGGTTAAAGCCGTATATTATGACAAAAGATGGTCCAGTATTTGTAGAAGATTTGACAAGTGGTAAGTTTCAGCAACAGAAAAAAAAGGAAAAAGAAGAAAAAACAGCAAATGATTCATTGACAGAATTGAATCAGTGGAAAAGAAAAGTTTTAAATGATTTTAGAAAAGGAAGGAAATTTAGAAAATTTGAGGCTAAATTTATTGACGATGATGTAAAAAAACTTATTGAAGCTCAGCTTAAATTTGTTAAGTCAAGATCCGATATTGGAAAGGTTTTTGACGAGCAAATTAAAGCTATTGTGTGAAATGGCAAAGCCGGGTAGAGAAAATCCAGTTCTTGACGGACTTCTGCGAACTAAAAAGTATAGAGAGTTGAGGCAGGAGATTTACGAGGCTATGATTGTTCAGGTATCACAATTTCTAAGAACTGATGTTTTAAAAAATATAAAAGACAGAATAGGCAAGCAGGAAGAAGAAATAATGACAGAGAAAGATGAAGAAGAAATAATGAATGAAGTAGAAAAAGAATGGAAGCCATTATCGAATTTCTTAAAAGTAGGAAGCGTTATAGGTTTTTACCATCTCGTAGCAAAGCGTGGAGGTCAGGCGTTTCTTGATAAAATGAAGATCAGAAGAACGTTCGAGCTGATAGATAAGGAATTTATCAGTCAGCTGGCACGTCGTTCTGATTACTTGATAAAGACTGTAGACGATACGACAAAAAAATGGATAGTAAAGGCTATCTGGAAAGGAAAAAAAGAAAGGTTGACAAATCCTGAAATAGCTAATGTGATTAGAGCCAAATTGTCAGATACTTTTAAGAGTAGAGTCGAAAGTATAGTTTTTACAGAAACAGCAAATGCTTTAAACTTAGCTGAATTTACTACTGCTCAGAAAAATGGAGCGACGCATAAAAGATGGTTAACAGCTGGAGCCAGAGTTTGTCCTATATGTATGGGCAACGAAGGTGAAGGCAAAATAGGAATTAATGAAACTTTTTCTTCTGGAAATGTAAGACCGCCAGCCCATCCGCTTTGCAAGTGCACTCTGGATTACGATATTCCAGTAGTGCCTCACGGTGGATGGTTTGGAGGATAAAAATTATGCCATTGCCAAAACCAAGAAAAGGCGAAAGCCAAAAAGATTTTATTGCTCGTTGTATGAGCGACGAGGTTATGAAAGAGGATTACCCTGCAGAAAAAGGAGTGCTAGAGTATGAATTTTTTGACGAGAAAGGAAATTCAGAAAAAAGAGAGTTTCCAAATTCAAAGCAAAGATTAGCAGTTTGTTTTAGCCAATGGAGAAGAGTTCACGGTGGAAAGCCGCCAAAAAAGAAGAAGATTGAGAAAACAGTATTAGATAATACAATGACTGTTTTTATACCGTTTACGAAAGTTGATAAGAAGAAACGAATGGTTTATGGTTATGTTTCCACTGAGACAGAGGACGCACAGGGTGAAATTGTAGAAAAAAAGGCTATTAGGAGTGCGTGGGACGATTATATGAAATTTGCCAATATTAGAGAAATGCACCAGCCTTCTGCGGTAGGCGTGACGAAAGAGTATATGCACGATGATAAAGGAACTTGGATTGGTGCTAAGATAGTTGATAAGAACGCTTGGGAAAAAGTATTAGAAGCAGTTTACAAAGGATTTTCGATAGGAGGTAGAGTTTTAGAAAAAATTGGAAATCGTATCAGAAAGATAAAGCTAAGTGAAATTAGCTTAGTTGATAGACCGGCTAATCCTGATGCGGTTTTTACAATGATTAAAAGAGATAGCAAAACAGATGAACTGGTTTGCTATCAGCAGGGTGATGCTACTGTTTGTAGCATGGTCGAATCACCTGAAGATAATAATGAAATAATTGAAATACCTATGAGTGAATTAGAAAAATATAGGAGAAAAAAGACCACGACAAAACCAACCGTTGAGGAAGAGTCAGTAGAAGAAAAAGAAGAAAAGGAAGAAGAGCCAGTTGCTTCTGAACAGTCGGTTGAGACTGAAAAGCCAGAAGAACCGACTGTTCCAACTGAAGATAATTCTCAGGAGCAACCGACTGTGGAGCATCATATAATGAAACAGGAGGAAGATGAAGAAGGAACAGATGAAAAAGGAGAGGAAACTGAAGAAGTTAAGCCAGAAGAAGAACCTAAAGAGGAGGAAACTGAAGAAACCGAAGAAAAGGTTGAAACCGAAGAAACAGAGGAAAAGGAGGAAGAAGAGTTAAAAGAAGAGGAAGAAAAAGAGGAAGAAAAAGAGGAAGAAGAAAAGGAAGAGGAGGAAAATACTGAAGAAGTTAAAGAAGAGGAAGAAGAGGCAGAGGAAACCGAAGAAGAAACTGAAGAAAAGGTTGAAAAAGGTGTTCCAGAGGTTGTTGCTCTAAGCGATATAGTCGGTAATCTCAACTGGCTAGTTAAAGCTTTTGAGCAGAACCAAAGACCAAAGACTGTTATTTCTAAAATGAATTCTGCACTGAACCTTTTGCTTGAAGCACTTAAATCAGAAGCAGCTATTACAGAAACAAAAAAGATAGATATTGAAGACGATAAGGACTTGCTGCAGAAGCTGACTAAAGAGTCTTCTTTTGCTAAAGTAGAGGAACTAAGCAAAGAAGTGGTTTCTCTAAAAGAGCGAATTGAGAAGATAGAAAGTCAGCCGAAAGCAGACAGACCAAAGTCTCCAGTAGCTGTTGAAAAAAAGATAGATGCTGGTGATAGCGACGGCACCAGCTTTGAAGAAGGTAGAGAGAAGGCAAAGAAAGAGCTTGCTGAAGTTATAACAGAAATAGAAAAGGTAAGCGAGGAAGCTAAAAAATTGGTGGAGAATCCAAATCCACATAAAGAAGCAGAGCTAGAAAAGAAACTGAGCGAGCTTAGACAGAAGTTTATAAAGAAAAGAAATGAATTGAAACAGTTTGGATTATAATCGTCGTTAAATTTTAGGTCGAACTTAATAAGTTAATAAATTGTTGTTTGAATAATGAAACAGGCAATAGTTGACCCTGAAGTTGTTAAATCTCTTTTGAGCGAAGAACAAACGCTTGAAATGGTTGCTGATGCTATTCGAAAAGCTGCTGTTACGACCAGCGTTCGCTTATTCCACGAAAGGCTGGTAGTGGACAGGCTACGAGTTGGAAGAAGATGACTTCAAAGCTTGATCCTAGTGCTACTGGTACTGGAACAGTGATTACTTTTGCTGATGGTGGAACTCCAGAAGAGACAAGTCATACATTTAGTGTAGTAACTGCTGCTTACAAACTTCTCGGAAGAAAGTTAAGCGTCGGTTTATTGCACATTGCAGCTTCTAAGAACCACGTTCCCGTTGAAGACGAATTGACCAGAATTAAGACTTTGGAAGTAATGCTTGGTGAGGAATACCTGATAATTAACGGAGACAGCAATGCTGATAGCAATGCCTTTGACGGTTTGCTAAAACAGATTACCACTAATAGTGGAACTGCTTCTCTGTTAACTGCTTCAGGTATTGGCGTTTACGATGCTACACTGTTTGCTGCTGGTGGAATTTCTACTCACTGCTTTATTAGTCCAAGACAGAGCAGAGCTTTGTCTGACGAATTGCAGGGTAGTGGTTCTGTTCAGAGGATAGTAGTGTCTGACCAAGGTGCTGCGGTTGCCAACTTAAGAGTAAGCGAGATTATTTCTCCGTCTACTGGTTCGAGTATAAAGCTTATCGTCTCAAGATATATGGGTGCGTGGGCAATTCTTGGTGCAGTTAAGTCTCCTGCTGGCGAGAATTACGTTGAGATGGAAGATTTAATTCCTATGGTGAAGATGGACGTTCCTGTCACTAGCTTTTCAAAAGACAGCTTTGTTGTAGAAGCAACCGTATTGAAACTTATTGCAGAACCGTATTGGTACAAAATTGGAGGTTTAGCGACATAAGTGGTCTATT